AGTGGAAAACTCTTTTTATCTCACTCAATTATACACGAAAGGAAAAAAATATGACTACACAAATTCTTGATCCGTGGGAAAGCGCGGAAAATGCAAAGGAACCCGTCTTCAGCAACATTGTCTGGGGACATGTAGAGGCGCATTCCTATTGGTGTGTGCTGCAAAAGGGGGTCGGTAAATTTGAGTTTGATCCCCAAAAGCACAACGCTGATCAGCGGCGCACGCAGATTGATATTGTCGTTTATCCGCTGCCGGAGATGAATCTGTCGTTTGATTTGAGCCGCGGCATGATTGCTGAGAGCCACGAATGGGTATTTTTTGTACTGCCAAGCCTGCGCGATGTAGGACTCTCACCAAAGCAGCTCGATGGGGCATGGGTGAAGGTGCAAACTGTACCATTGACTGATAAAACAGGAAATATAGCAACTTACACAGATTCAAGCGGCATTGTCAGAGAAAAGACTACGTTGAAATTTTTGGCGGTATTTACAAATGAGGATGAGTGCCGGGCGGATTACTTAAAGGAATTCAAAGACGCTGCACCAGCAGTTGCTCAGTATGCTAATAGCCATGGTGGTAATGGCGAAAATGGGAATAAAGAGCGTGAGCCGGCGTTGAAATTCCTCAAGGTGTATGTGCAGAATGCTGCCAGGGGGCAGACGGATTTGAATATTATCCGCCAGAAGCTGGCAGAACAAATTGCCGGGCAGACGCTGATCAGCAAATATTTTACGATAGATAGCCCGGAAACTTTGGAATTGCTCACTCAGTATATGGCTGCATTATAGGAGGTAGTCATGTTCGATGTTACCTTCCTGATTCCGGACTACCCGGAGTGGCAAGACCAAGATTACACACCGCCAGATCCCTATGAGGATATGCCTGATTGGGAATGCGAACGGCTATTCGAAGACTTATGCATCCGCATTGACATCGGCGCATTCAATCCAGATCACGAAATACTGTTCTAGTTGGCTCAAAATCGATGGGAGCGGGGTGTGCAGCGGCAAATTAAGATTACAGGTAATCCCCGCTCCAGAAAGGCAGCATTATGACCGCAATCATGATTGATCAAAGAGAACCAGATCACATTCAAAGACAATTTCCAGATGCAGCAGTCACCCTACTTGAAACTGGCGACGCCTGGGTGGCGTGCGATGATAGCCACATCATATTGATCGAACGAAAAACAAGCGATGACTTATTAAACTCTTTGCGTGATGGACGGCTTTTAGAACAAATTTCTCGCCTGGTTTCCCCCCGCCATACTCAATATCTCAGGGGGGAATACCAAACCTACTGGCCATATCTGATCATCACCGGTGAATTGCGGCCAGATCACAATGGAAAAGTATGGACAGGGAGAGAAACCGGCTGGATGTGGAATGCGGTACAGGGAGCGCTATTAACAATCCAGGAAATGGGCTGCTACGTTGTATTTTGCTCCTCCGACACTGAGTACTACAAGACAATTTCGATGCTCACAAAACGTGAGCGTAAAGATATAGTTGAAATTATGCCGCAAAAAATGCCTGCGCCGGTTAGCGCTAGAGAAGCCTTCCTGTGCGGATTGCCGGACATAGGATTGGAGCGAGCAAAAGCCATTCTGGAGTGGTCGGGAGATGTGCTTGCTCATGCTCTGTCTGGATTGACTGATTTACAAATTAGCGCGCCGGTCGGGATGGCTGTTCGCTGCAAGATACGCGGCTTTTTAGGATTGTCGGAACAACAAACGTTAGATTTTATATTTGATGAAAATGATAGGGAAGTTTTAATAATAAAGGAGAAGCAAAATGTTTAAGCCAGCAGAAAAACAACAAGCTAAATTAAGAATGACGATAGATGGTCCGGCAGGATCGGGGAAAACGTACACGGCATTGCGCTTTGCATACGCAATCGTGCAACGGAATAATGGCAAAATTGCTGTGGTAGATACCGAGCGAGGCAGCGCATCTAAATATGTTGGGGAAGCTCCGAATGGTGGTACTCCGTGGCAATTTGACGTTCTGGAACTGACCAATTTCAGCCCGGAACGATACACAGAAGCGGTTTTGGCAGCCGGTCGCGCAGGATATACAGTACTGATAATTGACAGTCTGTCTCATGCATGGGAAGGCGTAGGCGGCGCGCTGGAGCTCAAAGACCGCATTGCCGGGTCGAGCAATGAGAACAGTTTTACCGCCTGGCGGCATGTGACGCCGCTTCACAACCGCATGGTCGATTCGATTCTACAGGCGCCGATGCACATTATTACCACCATGCGCTCACGCACCGAATATGTGCCCGAAATAACGAACGGGAAGATTACCGGTGTGCGGCGGGTGGGGCTGGCGCCAGTGCAGCGACCCGGCGTAGAATACGAATTTGACCTGGTATGCGATATGGATTGGTCGCATATCATGACGGTTGCCAAATCCCGCTGTCCGGCTGTGGCAGATATGCAAATAGAGAAACCTGGCCCAGAGTTTATGAACATTGTTCTGGATTGGCTGGATAATCGAGGGACGCCCGTGCCGGCGAAGCCAGCGCCGAAACCGCAAATTACTCTTGAACAGATGTTGGAGCAATTTGAACCCGCGGCGATTATGGAAGCCAATGGCGGGAAAATCCCTGCGACGCAGGAAGAAGTGGAAACAACTTACCAGAGATTAAGGCAGGTAGAACAATGAGGCGACCCTTTTCTAACGCATCAGAATTTGGTGATTGGGTATTTTCTAACTGTGAACGATGCAAAAAGAAATACACAGATGGCTGGCGTTGCAACATTCAATATGCATTAGATAAAGCATATATGTCAGATGGGAAAGTTACCAATAATATCGCTCAACGGATGGGATTACTTGACAACATGGATAAGTATATATGGCAATGTCCAGAAATTGAACTGGTAGGAGAATTGGGGGAAACCCAAGATGATTGAGCGAGCCAAATGCCATTAGGAAGTCAATAAGGAGAAATAATGATTGAACATCTATCCTACTCCAGCATCAGCCTATTTTTGGACTGTCCCGAAGCCTGGCGCAGGAAATACATTGCTCAAGAACCAACTCGTAAGACCAGCGCGCTGGCATTCGGAAGCGCGTTCCATGGGACAGTCGAACGGATGCTCCAGAATACTCAGTATGATTGGACGGCTGTATGGTCGGAAGAATTTGAAAAGGCATTTCAGGACATCTCATTTGAACCAGATGAAACGCCAGAACAACATTACAACGAAGGTGTTAGACTGCTAAGCAATCAAGAAATCAAAAATGCCATTGCTCAAATCAGCCCCAAGATAGACAAAGCGGGCGCAATGATTGAGCGCAAGGTGGAAATGCATGTTCCGGGAGTGAGTGCGCCGGTCATCGGTTACATTGACATCATTCTTGAAGACGGCACACCGGCGGATTTTAAGACCAGCGCGCGCTCGTGGACACAGGATCAGGCTAACAACAGTTTGCAAACATTGTTCTACATCGCTGCGCTCAATCAGGAAAATTTCGATGTCAATTGGAAATTCAAGCACTTCATCTTTGTTAAGACAAAAACCCCTCAAGTGCAGATTTTAGAACACAGCCACCAACCGGGTGAACTTTTTTTCCTCTTTGAGATGATTCGAAGAGTGTGGGAAGGCATCAGTAAGGGATACTTCCCGCTGAACCCAACTACCTGGCGGTGCGGGCCAAAATATTGCGATTTTTACGCTAATTGCAGAGGTCGGTATGTATGATCTCTTCGGCAACCAGATTATAACGCCATCGAAATGTAAGGTAACTATCCAGGGCGGCGCCCTGCAAATTGTTACACCATACAGTCCGCAATTTGTGGCCATGGTCAAAAGCCTGCCGTCTAGCGACAGACGGTTTGACCCAAACAGCAAAGCCTGGCTGGTTGATACTCAGTATGGGGAAAAAATCAGGGAGTGGATACAACAGATTTACGGTGAGGATGTCGGCGACATAACTAGCAGTAACCAGCCGCAACTGGAAACGAGAGCGCTTGACGTTTGGTATATTGGACGGACCAAATCGGCCGGCGATGAGTATGTTGCTAATGCCATGAACGCCCAAAAAAAATGGATTTTTATCTTCCCAGAGTGCGTTTTGAGAGAATGGTTTGAAGGGATAGGTAACCAAATTTGTGGTCTTACGCTGTACAGTGTTTTGGGTATCCATCGCAACGCGTCTCTGGAAAACATTAAATCTGCATACCGACGCATGGTCAAACAATGGCATCCGGATGTTTGTAAAGAGCCCAACGCTCAGGAAACTTTTATCAAAATTAAAGAGGCCTATGAAATACTGAGTAATAGGAAGAGTAAAGCAAAATACGATGCCGGATTGGCGCTGGAAGCAACATTGGGAAGACAACAAAACAGCAAAACCTATGGTTATCGTTCCCCATTACGTTGCGGTTATGTCCTTGCTGAAGGATACGACCGATTAGGACGCTTCTATATGACTAAAATTCTGGATTGGCGGGATATTGAAACAGATCAGGGTGTGCTTACAGCATCCTGGCCGGCGGAAGCAAATGAACCAGTTTGGCAGTGGATTTGAGGACAATTGATATGTGGAAATTAAGAAAATGTATCCTACAAGAAGAGCAAGAGCTGTTAGCGTTATGAAACAGATAGATTCGAATCCGAAATTGGATGAAAAGATTGACTGCCGCTTGGAACAAAATGAAAGCGGAGAATGGCTGATATATATTGGCAAAATTGGGCGACCTCTGCCCGCTTCGATTATAGAAATTGTATTGTGGCTGAAAATTAAAGAGCTGGAAGAATTACTGCGGGAGAAGCAAAAATGAATTCAACTCAATATTCTATCGTACCTGGGTCATTGAATGCAATAGCAAAACAAGAAAATAAGAGTATTGCGGAAATATTTGTCAATGCTGATTGCATAGTTATTGTAGATACATCAGGCAGTATGAACAGCAGGGACAGCAGAGGCGGGATCAGCCGCTACCATGTTGCCTGTGATGAACTGGCGCAATTGCAGGCTCACTATCCTGGCAAAATTGCTGTGATTGCATTCTCGGATAATGTTCAATTTTGCCCTTCTGGAATACCTACCTACCTGGGCGGCGGCACAAACATAGCTAAAGCCCTGGAATTTGCCAAAATTGCCGATGTGCCAGGAATGCAATTTGTTCTTATTAGCGATGGGGAACCGGATAACGAAAAAAAGACCCTGCAGGTTGCCCGAACATATCAAAACAATATTTCAATCATTTATGTTGGCCCGGAAAACAATCCGACAGGAAGAGACTTCCTTTATCGCCTGGCAGAAGCAACCGGCGGCAAGTGCATTACGGTTGACCGGGCAAAAGAGCTGCAATCTGGTATTGAAAAATTGATGTTAACAGCAGGCTGATATGACCGTTCTCGTTGAGCCATCGCTGAAACAAGATTTCGAGACTGTCAACAGTTATTTCGGTTATGACTGCGCTGATATTGGCGATCTGGACGAGGTTTCCAGGCTGATTGCCTACAAAGCCAAACCGGATATCAATTACATCAAAGATGGTCTGTTACCGTGGGCAGAAATCTATGATACTTACCTTCTGGCGCTGGAAATCGAAGGCGACCATGATATGGCATGGCTGGAGACGGTCAAATCATACCCAGATGCAGTGCGAATGGCAATCCGCAACATTTGCCAGCATCTGATCAACTTACATACTAGTCAAAATCTACAAAATCGCAAAAAGCGCCGGACAAAAACAAAAGAGTTCTCAGCCTGGTTCAAGAAATTTGGCTACTACTTTGCCCTGAATCAGGCGGATGACACTATCTATATCACCATCAACAATGGCGAGCCGGAGATTTTTAGTGACATCTTGTTTTCGGTTGTCTTCCGTGCATTAATTGACGCCGGAGTAGATACCAACGAGAACAATGTCCGCCATGCGGTACACATCGAAGCACGCCGTAATCTGTTCCACCCGGTACGTGACTATCTGGACAGCCTGGCGTGGGACGGACAGCCGCATATTGCCAGGCTTGCTGAACATTTTGTAGACAAACACGGCGTGTTTGGAATCTATCTGCGCCGCTGGCTGATTGGTGCAGTGGCACGTGTCTATATCAAAACTCAAAACCCCATGCTGGTCATGGATGGTAAGCAGGGCATCGGTAAATCCTATTTTGCCCGCTGGCTGGTGAATGACCTAAATAACTTCAACGAGGGCATGATACAGCCAGATAATAAAGATGATCAGGTAAGGCTGTTGACCACTTGGATTTGGGAAGTCAAAGAGTTAGGCGCAACATTGCGCAAATCAGACATGGAAGCGCTCAAGTCGTTTCTGACGCTCGAAAGTGTCCGTGTCCGTAAACCTTACGGTCACTATGACATCATCAAGCAAGCGATAACCAGTTTTATTGGGACAATCAACAACATTGAGGGTTTTCTCGCTGACCCCACTGGTAGTCGAAGATTCAATATCTCCCACATACTGAGTATCGACTGGGCATACAAAGACACTATTGACCGTGACCAGATTTGGGCAGAAGCCCGCGCCGCTTATCTCTCTCGTGAGCCCTGGATGTTAACCAGTGACGAACAGAAAATTCATGATGAAGTCAACGAGGAATATGCGATCACCGACCCGGTTGAAGATGCTCTGCCGGTGTATTTCGATATTGATCCTGACCACCAAGATTGGTGGACGCCAACATCGGAAATCGTACGCATCCTGGAAAACCAGTACACCGGCGCAGCCCTGCGTATGGGGTCAAGCCGGGCGACGGCGATGGCAGTGGCGAGAGCGTTGTTGAAGATGGGATGTCAAAAAGGTGACAAAAAGACCGCAAAAACTACAACTCGTGGCTATTTCGGAATCAAACCCAAAGGACAAGTGCCATGAAGCAACTATTAAACTATACGCAAGGTCAACTAGGTCAACGTGGTCAACCTCTGTTAATTAAATTCAAAATTCAACTGTTGAATTTTATTAACATTAAGAACTAGGTTGACCTAGTTGACCAGGTTGACCTTAATTCAAAAAAAGGTGCAATAATTATGACCCTTCTATCCACTGCAAAATTCTGGCTGAATCTGGGAATCGCCACAATTCCCATTCGATACAAGGACAAACGTCCAGCAATTTCAGCTTGGAAACAATATCAGCATAGACTTCCTTTAGATACTGAGTTATCCAAATGGTTTTCCAACCCGTACACCAATATTGCTGTAGTCACCGGCTGGCGTAACCTGGTAGTCATCGACTTCGATATGGATACTGAGTATGAAAAATGGGCATTGTGGATTGCAAAACGGAGAATCTACAGATACATTCGGCAGACATTGACAGTCAGGACGGCAAGAGGCTATCACGTTTATGTGACTACCAACCAGCCGGCGCAGAATGCTAAATTGCCTAGAATTGACATCAAAGCGCGCAATGGGTGCGTTTTAACACCGCCCAGTATTCATCCAAGCGGTGCGCAATACAAAGTTATTTCCGGTGATTTACCGGTTCGCATTGAAGCTTTGTCTGATATTTTGCCAGCGGAGCTGTTAGCCGCTCACACTCAGCAGCCAAAAACGGTCACGCCGGCGCCGGTCCCGGTAGTTATATCCGATGATCCTTGGTCTCATGCCGAGTATACCCTCGATCCGGATCGGGATCTGATCGAACAGATCAAAGAGCGTTACCGCATCGAGCAGTTTTTTCCCAGGATGTGCTCCCGCGATGGGCGCTGGCATATGACGAATTGCCCATTCCATGATGATCGCCAGCCGTCGTTTTGGATTGATACCTGTCGCCAGTTGTGCGGCTGTTTTGCAGGGTGCACGCCGCAACCATACGATGTGATTGACCTGTATGCACGTTTGCACAATCTCAGTGTGAAGGAGGCAATATGGATAATGAGTCATCAGCTATGAAATGGGTAGAGAATTCTGTTTATCCAGGAATACATTGGATTTTGTATAGTCATCGTCATGACTACATTGCGAGGATCGATAGGCATCCGTGCTATGGCAACCGTTATCGCTGGGTGGTATATCCTTTTAGCGATGATCGGCGCGTGTATGGATACGCAGATACGCTGGATGAGGCGAAGAAAATGGTTGAGAATATTATGGCTATTCGGAATAACGTGTGGAAATAGGTAGGAAATGATCATTCCGAATTGCAGTCACCAATGTGGAAATCTTCACACCGCTGAAGTAATCAGGGCGTGGCCTTGCGGGTGGAAACATGTAGTACGCCTGCTGGTCTCTGAGAATCCCACGGCGGAGGGTGGTGGTTTTTGCGTTCTCCGGCGCATACAGAATGCGCGCCCGGATGACCTCGAACGAGTAACCCCGGCCCATGCGGTTAGCCAGCTTCATCAGGCCGTTGAGGGATTCGGTGTAAGCATTGGTGGCCTGGTGGTCGAAGTAAGCGAAAATCTCATTCCGCCAGTTCTGCATTGCAGTCAGAAGAGGCCGGAAGGCAAACAGCCCATCGGCGGGGATTTTGGTCTGCCAATCGGCATATTGCTTTTCGGCCTCCTTCCGGTCTTTGAGTTCCCAAATGTCGTACAGTTCCTCTTTGAGTTCATAGGTCTCTTTGAGGAGTGGGAAGGAGCCAAGCCAGGAATCCAAAAGGATCAGGTCTTTCGCTTCCAGGTCTCTTTTCCTTCTGAGAAGAATGAAACGGTCGTGCATGAGCTGGCGGCGCTGGCGATCCGTGAGTTCGGCTCGAACGTCCTTGCGAACAGCTTCCAGCGCATCACTCGCCATCCTGATGAAGTGGAACTTATCCACCACCACCTGCGCCTTTGGAAGATGCTCATTCACGATCTCCTTGTAAGGCGTCCACATATCCATACATACGAGTTCAACACGTCCCTTTTCAGGCAGCTTCTTGAAGAACTTCACCACCTCCACCTTCTTCCTGTTTGGAATGAGATCGAGAATGCAGCGATCCTTGACGTTGCTGAACACTCCACGATACCCACCGGCGATCTTCAACTCATCGATGCCCAGCCAATAAGGAGCCAGGATAACCCGTTTCTTTTCCTCACGCTCCACGTACTCATTGAAAACGTTGCGGATTGTCTTCTCATCCACCCCAATTTCAGCAGCCATCGCCGTAAAGGTGCGCTTGAACACCTCGCGTTCGATGTAGCTGACCAGGCGCCTTGTCATAAAGTGTTCTTCGTTCATGTCGGGAAGTGGCTGGATGTAGGTTTTCCCGCAGTTCTGGCACTTGTAGCGGTTGCGAATCGCCCGGATACCTACCCGCTTGCCGTGGATGGGCGTATCCATAAAGAGCTTTTCCTTCGTGCCATGCCCATAGCGGATCATAAACCCGCAGTGGGGGCAGCCAGCAGGCTCGACCTCGTAAGTAGCATCGATGACATAGTTCAGGTCGGTTTCCTGAACTTTCAGAACGTTCCAGTAGGGAAGATTGAGAAGATCGGTCATTTATCCTTTATTGCTTTATCGATCAGAATTCGTAAAAGCTCGCTGGCGGTTATCCCTAATCGCGCAGCTTCTTCTTTGATCCATTGGATTTGGTTTTCGTACAGCCACAATCCGGTTTGCACCATCTTGCTGCCTTTTTTTGGCGGCCTTCCGCGCTGGCGCTTATCCATTTTTCAACGCCTGCCTTATGCGCCTATCAATCGTCTCTTTCCACATTTGCCTGACTGCGGCAAGTTCTGCGCGCAAGGCCTTATGCGCTGCGTAAAGTCGCTGGTAATCGGCTTCTATCTGGTCATGGTTGGCACGCAGTGCAGCAATGTATACTTTCAAATCCTCTGGGCTGCCATTTTCACAAATGAAAATATCATCATCGGTCAACATATTTCACCTAAGATCCTTTTCCGACTGGTTTACCGCAATGAGGGCATTTTCCGTTCACTGCTTTTCGATACGCGACAAAACACCAAAGACAAATTTGTATCATCCCTACCGTGCTCCTACGTCATAATAACCGCCTGGTCCATAGACTTCGTCGTGCGTCACATCGCCTTCGATGATGACGAACAGCCGCTTGATGGTAATTACCTCCGGCTCGTCGTTGTACTCATCCTCTGGTTCGCAAAAGCGGCCATCATCACCGTGGCGAGAACTAATCAGCGCGGAAATTTCGCGAAGCCTCGCCTGAAGAGCTTCAATAAGTTTCCGATCGTCGGCCATTGCGGCGCGCAATTCTCTATTTCCTTCCCTAAGCGTTTCGATAATGGCTTTCTCTCTGTCACTCATTTTTCCCTCCCGTCTTCCCAAATCGCCTCGCTAATCTCTTCTAGCGCCTCTTCAACCGAATCGCAATTCAGGTCGCTTACAAGTGGCTTGCCGTTTTCCGTTACACTCCAGTCCGCTACCGGATTACCTTCTTCGTCATCGGCGAAGGTAATGGTAATGGTCAGACCTCGCCCCATCATCAGGGCATCTTCAAGCTTTTGGATATCCATGTTCATTTCACTCCTTGTGTATTTATTATATAACGTTATATGCAAATGTCAAGCAACTGTTAAAGAAAACCACCTATCAATTACGATAGGTGATCCACACGTTGATCCGATTTTTGAAAGGAGTGTACGAGCTTGAAGAACATCGATGATCCACACACTAATCCGACTTTTGAATACAGTGTACAGAGGAATGTTCTACATGAAAAACCGAATAGCCAATATTATTAACGGTGAAATAGTTCAGTTTAGTTTACCATTTTGAGAGTTATATGCTAATTGAATTATCTCAGGAAAATGCCGATGTGCTTTCTGCAATTAACCAGGTAAAAGAAATGACTGGTTTTGGCAAGGTTGTGGTTGAGATTAAGGATGGTCATGTGCATTTGATTGAGGTTAGTTCAACTGTTCTAATTCGACGAAATAATGATAAAATTAATGATGAAAGTAATGCTCACGAGGCATGATCCCGGAGCGGTCATTTGGCTGTCTCCGGGATTTTTGTTTTGTTTGGGTACAAACAATATGGCGCGAAAAAAGTTTGAGAAGGAAAAGATTGCTCAAATTCTTGTTGAGGCGATGTTTGGCAATGTCCGTGATACGGCAAATAAATACGGAATTGCTGAACGAACGATTGAGCGTTGGCGCGATAAAGTTGAGATTGATACCGAATTATCGCGATTGGTCGAGATTAAAAAGCGCACCTTCCAGCGCCGTTGGGTAGAAGAGGCTGGCGCGTTTATCAATCAGGGCTTTGCTTACCTGCACAAAGCCGCAAACAGCCCAAATTTATCTGCAGAGATGATTCATGCAATTGCCGGCGCAATGAAGATTGCCAGCGAAATTGTGACGATACGGGAGATACTGGATGCTAGGTTCTCTGGACAGAATCGAGAAGACGATACGCAAGATTGAACGCTGGGCGCCGCCGAATGTAATCAAACCTGGTAAGTTGCAATTAGGCGACTGGCTGCGCACGGTTACTCCAGCATATAACTGGCGCTGGTCCTATTTGTTATATCTCCAAGATGAGCTCGAGCGGGTTGCAAATGGTGAATGCAGCCGTTTGATTGTTATGATGCCGCCGCGCCACGCTAAAACATCTACCGTAACGGTTCGTTTCCCGGTGTGGTGGATGGAACGGCGTTCAGCGCTGCGTGTAATTGTGGCAGGTTATAACCAGGTATTGGCAAACAAGTTCAGCCGCATGAGCCGCAAACTGGCGCAGATGCGGTTGGGTTTGGATCGCCGAGCGGTGGAAGAGTGGATGACTGAAAATGGAGGATGGTATCGCGCCGTTGGGGTAGGCGGCGGTATTACCGGCATGGGCGCAAATCTGATCATCATTGATGACCCAATCAAGAGTCGCGAAGAGGCGCAATCTCTTACCTATCGCGAACGCGTTTGGGAATGGTACACAAATGACTTGTACACGCGACTTGAGCCGGGCGGGGCGATAATTTTGGTTATGACTCGTTGGCATGAAGACGATCTGGCTGGGCGGATACTGAGCAGCGGAGATGCAGATAACTGGCGCATTGTGCGTTTGCCGGCGTTGGCCGAGGAAGGCGATCCTCTGGGAAGATCACCGGGAGAAGCGCTCAATCCTGATCGCTATCCAGTCGAGGAATTGTTCAAAATAAAGTCTGTGCTTGGGACATGGGCGTTTGAGGCGCTATACCAGCAGCGCCCGATGCCGGCGGAAGGCGGTTTCTTCAAGCGCGAATGGTTCAGCAAGTTTGTTGACGCTGTTCCGGCGGAGGTGGAAGGCAGAGTGCGCTATTGGGATAAAGCTGCCACGGCGGATGGCGGAGATTACACCGTTGGCGCCAGGATGAGCTACACCGCTGAGGGGGTTTTCTACATCGAGGATGTTGTGCGCGGACGGTGGTCTCCGGGAGAGCGCGACAAGATCATCAAACAATGCGCCGAAATTGATCCGCCTGGTACGCAATTCTGGCTGGAGCAAGAGCCTGGTTCATCTGGTGTTGATAGTGTTCAGGCGTTGATTCGTCTGCTAGCCGGATATTCAGTACATGCGGATCGGGCGACGGGCAGCAAGCAGGTGCGCGCTGAACCATTTGCGGCGCAATGTGAGGCGGGAAATGTCGTGCTGGTGAAGGGCTACTGGAACAATCTGTTTTTAGATGAACTGCTTGTGTTTCCGAACGGTCAGCATGATGACCAGGTAGACGCAATCAGCGGCGCGTTCAGTAAGATTGCTATTCCTCAACGGATTGAGTACGCAGAGACAATTTGGAGGTGAGATGTTACCGAATTCAATTTACTCTGGGCTGGTTGATTTGATTGGACGCGATGAGCAATCGCGTCTTGAGGTCATTCGCCGGCGTTGGAAAGCCTAATACGGCAAACTGCCGCCGGCGCTCAAGATGCGGCCTGGACAGGTGGATGACAATGTGCGGATTAACTATGCACGAATGATTGTGGATAAAGGCGTGTCGTTTTTGTTCGGGCAAGAAGTTGGTTTTGAGATTGACGAGGTTGAAGAAAACCTGGCAGAAAACCAACTTGACGCGATTTGGAAGGCAAATCGAAAAATGTCGCTTTTGCAGAATGTTGCCCTGATTGGCGGCGTCACTGGCCATGCGTTCATCAAGATTGTTCTTGGCAATCCATACCCGCGTCTTGTGCCGCTGGATAGTGAGACTGTGACGGTGAGTCTGGCGCCAGATGATTGTCAATCCGTACTCAGTTATCAAATTTCCTATGTTTCCAAAGACCCGAAAACCAGTAAACCGGTTGGAGTTCGCCAGATTATCGAGCGTGACGGAATGCGTTGGCGGATTGTTGACCAGATCGGCGATATGGAACGGTTGACATGGAGCACAGTTAATGAAACGGTATGGCTATATGAGTTTAGTCCAATTGTGGACTGTCAAAATCTGCCGGCGCCGGGTGAGTTTTGGGGTTGCTCGGATCTGGAGGATGATGTTCTTGAAATCATCCGCGCGATCAATTTTATTGCCAGCAACACAGCGCGCATCATACGCTTCCATGCGCATCCCAAGACGTGGGGGAGAGGCTTCAACGCAAAGGACCTGCGAATCGGTGTGGATGAAACCATCATTTTGCCCAGCGATGATGCAGAGCTGCACAATCTCGAAATGCAAAGCGACCTGGCATCCAGTCTAGCTTATCTTGACTACCTGCGCCAGGCGTTGCATGAGATCAGCCGAGTGCCTGAGGTGGCCACTGGTAATTTAGAACGAGTTGGGAATTTATCGGGAGTGGCGTTGGAGATATTGTATCAATCGTTATTGGAGAAGACGAACACAAAACGTTTGCTGTATGGCGATATGCTTGTCGAATTGAATCGCCGACTTTTGGCAATTGGCGGCTTTGGCGAAGACAATCACACTGCAATTCACTGGCCGGAGATGTTACCGTCTGATCCGATGCAGGAACGGCAGTCGGCATTGATTGACCAGCAACTTGGGGTGAGTACGGATACCATTCTGCAGCGGCTTGGGTATGATCCCGATCTTGAACGGCAGAAGCGGGAAGTTGCAAGCAGTGAATTAGGCGATCAACTATTGACAGTTTTTGATCGAGGCCAATAATGCCGGAAGGTGAAATTTTTGCCGCCATTGAGCGCTTTCGCCGCGAGTTATTGCATAAAGAACGCCGCGCAGCGAGTGAAATGATCCGTGTGTACGGCGAGGCGTGGAAGCGAATCAAAGCGGAACTGGAGCTTCTGCACACTGAGTATGAGGGGGCAAAAGCTCGCGGAGAATCAGTGGACGCGTCATGGATTTATCAATATAACAGGGCAAAGGCATTTCGTGACCAAGTGGAGCGGGAACTGCTTGCTATCACTCAGTATGCAGAGAGGAAGGTACTAGAGCAGCAGCGCGAAGCTGTGGATGCAGCCGAACGTCATGCAGAGGAATTAGCGCGGCGCGCGCTGGGAAAATTGCCAGCGGGTCTGGTGATTGACTGGACCCGTATTGATCGCGCCAGTGTGGAAACGTTGTTAGGTATGGTTCAGGAGGACAGCCCACTACATCGTTTGTTACTGAGTATTGTGGAGGGGGAGGTGAAAGATGCTGAAAATACACTGTTACGGGGTTTGCTGGAAGGGTGCAATCCGCGAGCTGTGGCAAGGGATTTACGCAAGGTACTTGGTGCAGCACTGAGCCGGGCGCTGACAATTGTAAGAACCGAGACACTACGCGCCCATCGTGAGGCAACCAGGGCAAGTTACCAGGCAAATAACGATATTGTGAAGGGTTGGGTGTGGCATAGTGCGCTTGATGCAAGGACATGTATTGCTTGTTGGGCAATGCACGGGACGAAGCACAAGGTGAGTGAAATCCTGGATGATCACCCCAATGGCAGGTGTGCGATGGCGCCGATTACGGCGCCATGGGCGGAGATTGGCAAAAAGTATGGGATTGATCTTTCTGATATTCCTGATACCAATCTGGAGATTGAGCCTGGTGTTTCGTTGTTTGAAAAACTTCCAGCAGAGAAGCAGATCAAGATTTTGGGCCCGGCGAAGTATGCGGCATGGAAGGATGGCAAGTTTACACTGAGCGACGGGGTGGGCAGGAAATGGTCAAGAAAGGGGGGGACGCACCGATATGAGAAAAGTTTGAAGGAAATACTGGGGACTGAGACAGCGAAAGGTTACACGCGGATGGCGCTGATGGGGGCG